CTGTTCAATACCGCGTCAGTGATTACCTTGACGTAGTTGTGCTGGCCACGGTGATTAGTGGCTCTTAGTGCTCTGCGCAGCTTGGCTGAAGCAAAGCGCTCGGAGATGTTTCCTAGGTAATAGTCCTCGGCCTCCTGGTACTCATCTGCCCTCTTGGTGACGGCAGTAACGTATTCCTTCAAAATCGTCATACTCTTTCTTTAAACCTCCATGTATTTTGTTTGTGTGGCCTTGATGCCGCCACGGGCGTACTTCTTGAATGCAAGGACACCCGTAACGATTGCGTCAACAACGTCATCGTGAGTCACATGAGGAAAGGCCATCATTTGTTCCTCAGCAATGTGGAAATGCTGAGTGTGCTTAACCTGACCTCGCTTGTAGTAATCAACTGCCTGAGCAGCCCTGATTTCCTTCTTCTCAGTCGCTCTTATCGCCTTGAACTTGCAAGGGATGTTTTTGAAGACCTGCTTCCACAAGTCGCCACCCTGGTTGGTCTCAACAATGCAGATGCCAACGCCGAACTCCTCAATTAAGGATGTAACGTGGTCGGCCAATGCATCCGAGGACAACTTGACCTGCTCCGCGTGCCTGACGTAGACCAATCCATCAGACCCTAATGACAGCACCGCAATGCCGGTGTAGTCGGAGCGCTTAGCCGTAGTAACCGCAGGGTCAACGGTCAAAATGGTGCGGCGGTAGAAGACGGGCTGGTCAATATCAATGTCATCTTCATCCCAGTAGCCACCATCAGCAGATACCGGCCGATTCATCATGTTCTTAGCGAATGCCCTGGTGTGGCGGTCGTTATTCAAGTCCTCCATTGACCATCGCTCTGGCCACAGGCTCTGCTCAACGCCATCAACCTCAAGAATGACTGGCCAGTAGTGAACGTTAATCTTTTCGTCCAGCACCCAGCGCAAATCAGGGTCTAGGGACTCTCTGAACAGTCCTGGTTCACCCTCATACTCATTCTTGGCCTCATCTACCTTGCGCAACTGGTCAATGAGGCTATTAGGCATCGTGGTCGTACCCACAATGGCCACTGCTGCCCAGTCATTAAGAGGAAATAGGTCTGACAGCAGAGTTTCCTTACGCTTACCGGCCTCGTACTGGGAATAGTTCGACTCCCCCGGCTCAATGTCATCAAAGAGCAGTACGTCCGGTCGCTGAGCACCCAGCTTCATGCCCAGTGCGGCAGAGTCAGCACCCTTCGCCATGAAGATAAAACCATTGCCCTGCATTATCTGATTACGGTTGTTGAGCATGTCCTTAGAGGAACTACTCATCTTTTTACCAGTGCAAAGCTCAGGGTAATCAGCGTTCAGCAACTCATTCGAGTCCAACTCAATCTTGAACGAATGCAAATGAGTGATGGCCTGCGCCTCAGAGTCAGAGAACGCGGCAACAAACTTTCTATGGCCATGCGCCGCTGCCCACATCGGCAATAGCAGGAAGCTCCATGTGCTCTTACCCGACTGACGGGGAGCTATTAGAGCATGTCTAACCGCCTTGCGCTGGCCGGTAGGTAAAGACCATTGCTTAGCAAACTCAAGTAGGTCTAAATGAAAGTCACAGATAGACATATTGCCGACTGCGTCTTTCAAATGATGAGGAAAGTAGATATAGGCGAATAGCAACGGGTCATACTTTGTTAGCTCACGCCTACCCTCAGGGATAGACAGTAGTTCTAGCTTGTCCCAGAGTGCCTCATCTAATGCATCCTTGATATCCAATTGATTATTAGGTCACTGAAGTAAAAATTTTCTGAAATATAGGTGTTGTGTAGCACTACCTCTTTTCGTTAAGTCAATAGCTCATCCGAGATTTGTGGGTAACATTATGATGAAGTCTTATTAATCTTCAGTCTTTCTTACACACCCGCCTTGGCATGGCTCCTAACGATGTTGCTCTGACCTGCACGTTCTCACATGTTGATACAAAGCTAGTACTCAATAGGCCACATACGCTAATACATCACAAATCAGTAACGTTCTCCTTCTTCAGTAGATTCTTTGCTCTTTCAGCATTTAGTAAGTCAATGATGTGCGTATCCAATGAGTCACCTTGACGCTGCTCACTGATAGTAGTTGCCTTACCTTGAGCGTTTGCCCATACTGTGTAATGCTTTGTCAATGCTTCGGACAGTTTCTTTTGGTCGTCCGCTGTTAGAGAGTTATTGGTCATCAATTCTTCATAGATACGATTCATTCCCTCTTGTGCTATCAGCAATACTTCTTCTGTCTTATACCAATCGTGGTATTCCTGACTTCTTTGCTTTAACTCATCTACCGCCACGGTTACGCCATGTGTCTTTGCCCATCGTTGCGCAGTTGACCATGAATTCGGGTAACCCAATTGCCTAATGGCTCTACCAATACCTACATCCTGTGCTTTTTCCAGGAAATTGTTGATTTCTTTATCTGAATATGTCATATATTTACGTTTACGGACACACGTGCGCGGTGCAATACGTTATATAGCTATTTCTAACTACTCATTCGGCTAACTATCCTTAGTCTTAGCCTCGTATGCTTCACGCATCAGTTGTCGTCATACTCCTCCATGTCCCTGCGGAATACCGCGTTAGTATCAATCAAGCCTTCTAGCTTATTGACCTCATCCTTTACTCTGTCTAACTCTTGTTCTAGTTGTTCTTTCTTCTTAGAGAGGTTAACTAGTTCCCTCCTTACCGCCGAAATTGAGTCGGGGTCTTCCCTCATATCATTCCCACCAAGTCTTTCGAGTCACTCTTATTCTAATGTTTTAGGTTCCTAATAGCAAACTGCAGACTAATCATTCCCATAGTTATCCGACACCATGTCGGTTAACTCCTTAGCGTGGCCATTCCTTATGCCACTTAATCAGCCTGTCTGTCTTGCTACATCTACGGCAGGGCGCAGGCTCATCGCCTTTGTTTGCCCACTGATAAGTACCACACCGGTCACATGCCCAGTGATTACCGCCAATGCACTCCTTCATGACTGGCAGGGTGTCGGGACGCTTCAACAAGTCGTCAGTCATTCTCCATCAGTCCTTCCTTAATCATAATGGCCTCAAACATGAGGTCTGCTTGTCCTAGCTCGGACAGTTTGTCCCAAGCCCTTTCACGTCTGTCGTCCAAATATTCTTTGAATGTGGTGAAGCTAGACATCTCAAAGTCATGCCTCATCTCTGACGTTATGTTGCGCCATACGAAATCGTAGTAATCTTCTTCCATTGCCATCTCCTCTGTGTGCCTTTCTAAGCTTTTATATTTGCCTGTGTCTAGTTGTCCGGGGTAGTGATTTTCTTTATCCCTACCCCCCGTTCTGTGCCAATCAGCCCATGCTGAGGACTGGTTCAGACCCTCTGTCGGCTCCTGCGGTCAATGGTGTTCTGTCGGTTGTGCGCAATCATGCAATCCTTGCATCTGCGCTGAAGGTAACCACTGGTGCGCATATAGAACTCATCGACTGACTTTATCTCCATGCAGCCCGAGCACTTACGCAGTCCCTCAGGGTCATCGAATGTCATATATGGTTGGATTGGGGCTAGCTCCCTGCCAATCCACCACTGGTGATGATGAGTCTTGCAATACAGCCTTTCATCTGGGCTTCCCTTACCCAGCCTCACACACCCTGGGTTAGTGCAGTGTGGGAATGCACATGGTCTTACTTCCTTCATCGGGACTCCTGTCCAATACTGTGTTCCTGCCACGCCTTACCGATGGCACTATTGACTCTGATGGCGGTTGCCTCTTCATCTGGATTAAAGAATGGGTCAAGCAACAACTCTTTCGCTCGGTCAGATACTGAACTAGGGAAGTCACCAGAAAAACCAATGGCCCTGGTGAGTCCGTTAATCAGTTCAAGCTTGTTGATGTTGGCACATGCCCTCTTAGGAGGAGTGACCTCATCTTCAAATTCATTGTTAGAGGAGATGGACTCATTCCTAATTTCATCTTCTGTTATTTCAACTACCGGCTCCGGAGGAGTTGGTAGTAGTACTTTGACTTGTTCCTTTGTCTTGTTAATACCTTGTTCGCCCGGTGTGGTGTCGGATAACTCTGCACTGATGTCGGATAACTCGTCGCTCATGTCGGATAACTCGGGTACTTGTCCGACATGGTGTCGGATAACTATCTCGGTCTCAATGAACTCAATATCTGACTTAACCGACATGGTGTCGGATAACTCTGGCTGGTTGTGCGTTGACTTAACCGACATGGTGTCGGATAACCCGATAGCCAACTCATAGACAATCGATGGTCTGCCAGTCCTGCCAATCACTCGTCGGCCGGTATCGATTAGCCATCCGTTATCCCTAAGTACGGGCATTGCTCTCTCTACTGTTCTGTCTGACATATCAAGAGCCTTGCCGACAGTCACAGCACTGTCCCAGACCTGTGAATCATTGTTCCAGTTCTTCTTATATCCGTAGTACACGAGAATCTGCTTAAGTGTTCGATTAAGCCCTGACTCGTATACCGCCTTTTCAAACTCGTATCTCTTCATAGTTAAGTTCTCATCTCTCCCTCTCTCCAAGGGCATAAAAAATCCCGCCAGCGAACGTATCGCTAACGGGTGCGTGAGAAACTCTGCAATTTTGGGTTGCTGTGTCTGACTCCTGTGTTGGCGTACCTTCACTAACAATGTCAATTATACATTAGTTGGTTCAGAGTGTCAATTCAGGGACAGATTAAATCCCCCTGCTGGGGACTCTGATGGAGCCTGGAAAGCCAGCAGGGGGCAACTTGAAATGAGGTAACTTGACTACTCCTCTATTCTACCACGCCTTGGTGGTTAGCGGGCAGTTAGCCTCATCCGTGTCCTAACCGTAACCCTAATCACTTCTTAACCATAGACTCTAATCATTAGGGACTGTAAGCTAACCGCATGGCTAACCTAGAGAAGCGGGAGCAGACTCCCGGTAAGGTCACCTACCGTGTCAGATGGTGGGCAGACGGTAAGCAACGGTCAAAGTCATTCAAGAAATTTGATGACGCTAAGCGATTCAAGGCTGTATTGGAGGGAGACATGGTTAATGGGTCGTTTATCGACCCTAAGAACGGTGCTGTTTCTTTAGCTCAGTTCATATCGGAGCACTCGGCAGCACTGTTAATCGATGTCCGGTCATCTACCCGTAACCGCGTGGAAGGTATCTATCGGACTCACGTATTGCCTGAGTTTGGTCACATGCCCCTGAATGGCATCACGACTGCGGCGGTAGCTAAGTGGGTTACCAAGATGATGAATACCCTTAACGCATCTAGCGTAAGGAAGAACGTATTTGCACTACGCAGAGTGATGGACTTAGCTATTTCTTATGGTTTTCTCAGGTCTAATCCCGCATCGGGCGTACGGTTACCTGCCGAACCTAACCACGAACAACGATTCTTAACTCATGATGAGTCATGGACTATCGCTGAATCCATCCACCCTCGCTTTAGAGCAATGGTGCTGCTGGCTATCTTTGGCGGTATGCGCTTTGGTGAACTGTGCGCACTGCAACGCAAACACATAGTGCCCGAGCGTAATCAAGTCATCGTTAGGCAGACAACGGTTGACCTCAAGGGAGCGGTAACTCTAGGTAGTCCTAAAACTAAGTCCTCTATCCGTGTCGTCACTATTCCTAGAAGCATCATGGAAGAGTTGGTGGCACACATGGACAAATACTCATCTGGTACTGGCGATGGCTTTGTCTTCACAGGCGTAAAGAAGCAAATCATTAGGCGGGGATGGTTCTACCGCACCTATTGGCTACCGGCCGTTGCCAAGACTGGTCTTATTGGTCTGCGCTTCCATGACCTTAGACATACTTTCGTGGCGCTTTGGATATCTCTCGGAAGAAACCCCAAAGAGGTTAGCAAAGCCGCTGGACACTCCTCGGTTGCCTTCACACTGGACAGGTATGGGCACCTGTACGACACGGATGACGTTGACCTGGCCGATGAGTTGGACGCACTCCTCAATACAGGCCACACCAGGCCACACAGTCTGGGAAACCTCGCAGAATCTGAGCAAAATGAGGCTCAAAATATAGAAAAATCGCCCTCCGGAGGCGGGTGCGCAGGTTCGAATCCTGCCGGGGGCGCATCCGTTGAACCTCCTTCTGATGAAGGGGAAGATGAGTGATGAATCCTCATGTCGTCCTGCTAATCTCTGTCCAATCAGGTCACAGTAGGTCACACCTAAGGACTAACCATGCCGCGTAAGACAGTTCTCGTAGATGACTTGGATGGTTCGGAACTCCCTGAGGACACGCAGCCCGTGGTGCTCAGTCTGGGTCGTACCACCTACACCCTGTTCCTGTCGGAGAAGAGTCACGACAAGCTCCTGAAGGCTCTTGAGCCGTATCTGAAGGATGCTGAGACAACCTCGGCTACCCCGGCACTCTCAAGCCCTCAGCGACCCCGTCAGAGCCCTGTTGCCGACAAGGAGCGCATGAAGGCTATCCGTGCCTGGGCACAGGAAGCCGGTATCAAATATAAAGACAAGCCATTGGGTGACCGTGGCCGCATCCCTCAAGAAATAATTGAGGCGTACGACAAGGCTAACTAGCCACAACTAATCAGAGAGCCAGTCACCCGGACGTTGGTGACTGGCTCTCTTTCCATTGGGAGGAAGTATCAATGGAGGCCTATAGGAATGCTCCGGTGACATCGGCAGCGGCGTTGGATGCTTCCTTGATGTCTGACACTGCACTGCACGCGGCACTAATGGTTTCGCCAAGGGCTTGCTCTGCCCCGTCGATAGAACCAGTTGCCTCATCGTATAACTCGCCACCATCAAACTCTTCCCATGATGATTCGATGTAGTCGCTGCCGGTAGGAATGATTGAATCAAGCATGGCTTCCTGACCAGGGTTACTGGCACCAGCCGTCATGATTTCTTCCCAGGCACCTATAGCCATCGGTATGAAGGCAGCACCAACCTCATCACTGAGTGCGCCACCCGCATTAAGTCCGGGCATCTAAGTCACACCCTCTTTAGTTGAGACTTCCAACCCTCAAGGATGCCGTAGGCGTTGTACTGCGGGACTGATTGGAAGACACGCATAAAGTACTCAAGCCCATTAGCGTCCCTCAGAATCACATTGCCCCTGCGGTCAACCAACTTCCTGACATGTGCACCAACATGCAGACCTTCCTTAGTGAAGATATCGATGCTGCTAGGCGTTGGAACCACCAGGCAGTTAATGTCCCCACTGGAATGGAACGTGTCTATAACCTGTCCAGTGACTGGGTCTTGAGATGTGGTGTAGTCCCAGTACTCAAACTTAGAGGTGAATCTAATTACCGCCGTTCCCTTCATCGAGCCCTCCAATCGGCCACTGGGCTAACCTGATAAATGCTGCCCGTCTTCACGGAGCGCATCCTGCGCCATGACAAGCGCTGGCAAGCCATAACCGCTAGTGGTGCCACCCATGGTGATGCGGTGCCCGGAGCAAATGTGACCATCTGCCCGAACTGCATAATCTGTGATGCGTTGAACTGCTCAAACACCAAGTCAGTGTTGTCCTTCATGTATGCAGCCTGATAAGCAACAGCCTTGCCCAGCATCGACTGGTCATTAGCGACAGTTATCTCAACCTCGTCACGGCCGACGTATGACTCAATGATTGCCTGAGCCTTGCGCAGTAGCAAGTTATCGACAGCGTACCCAGTCAGGGTGTATGTCTCTTCGATAGTTGTAAACATCAGTTCTTACCTCCTAATTTACGTACTCTGATGTGGTGCTCTGTCGTGAAGTCCTTCGAACCATTCAGTCCGTCAATCTCCATCTGCAACAGATACTCACCAGGCTTATTGAATAGACTTCTGTCCTTAGGCCACTGAAATACGAATCGTCCATCTACCGCCCCGCTCGTGAGCAGGACTGAGCCGGTAGTGTCAATGACCTCATTATCTGAACCCACCAAGACAACCTTGTATGCGACGTATGACGCAAGATTCATGGCGAATCCATCTGAGTCCTTAACATCGATTGCTATTGGTCGGGCAGGAATCTGCCCAACCCAATACTGTGATATTCCCATTCTTTATACTTCCTCTCTGATATATAGTATTGCGTTAGTGCCATGCAGCGTTAGGACAACTTGCTCTCCCGTTGCGTGCACCATGTCGAAGTTCTCGACCAGTCCCGCCGTGGCTGTCATAGCACCGGCAAAGATAGTTCTGCTTAGACCGGTCAACTCTGCGTATGCCGTCATTGCTGTTGGCAGTACCTGTGCTGACTTGTCTGGGTCTTCCGCTGGGCGAGACATCTTTAGGCTTGCGCTCATTGCCTGCGCACCAACCACGGTGTCCCTATGTGCCACAACCTGAGGCTGTGGAACACTAATTACGGCTGTTGCTGCCTCGGCTCTGATAGTTACTGAACCAGCCGCTGCCTCTGGCGTTGCCGCCAACCACAACATGCCTCGTCCATCCATCTCCCAGCGTGCTCTACCTTCGACCGGGAACAAACTATTAGAGCGAGTCATAGACAGCGGAGCACCAGGCCTAGTAGGCGTCAATGGAATCTTGATGGTTACGCCACCAACTTCCATAACGTAGAACGGCAACTCAGTACCGGTAACAGTTACCGATGTCCTAGTCCAGGAGTACTCCCACTCACGCTGAGCATTAGTCTCTAGTGGATATCCCTGTGGGCGGTTGTCTGCGTCGTACATCTGTACCGGCACAGCCAGACCCTCGGATGGTGACTCGGAGAAGTTAACGAAAATCCTTCCACCGACAGACCTACCCTTTAGAACATCACCCGGCTCAACAATAATCGTGGTTGCGTAGTCCCTGTATGGGTTATCTACTTCCTGAACACCAGTCCACAACTTAGCGCCAAAGGTCGTTACAACCGTACCGGCCCTTACGTGCCCTGGTGGCGTGGCGAACGTTCCGTTGATGCGGCTATATAGCTGCACGGAGTGGTCATTCTCAAGACCACCAGTTAGAGCACCATTGAAGATGTACTCATCACCCAGGATTAGGCCAGACTCACGGTGTAGGTACTTATAAGCAGCACCGTTCCATGCGTACGTTCCGATGTTCCAGTGATGGATAATCTTATCGACCTGCCATGATGGAATGTCGGTTAGACCCTCAACCAATGCGCGGACACGGAACCTGTTGTTAGCGTTAGCGTCGGCATAGTACTTGGCCTTGTTCACCAGGAACGCAGGGTTGGTGTTCATTGGCTCCCCGGTGCTGTATCCACCAACGGAGTCACTGGTTGGCGGGTCAATACCGTCGAACTCAGCAATGTTCCAAGGGAACTCTCTAGCAGCACCATAGTCGAATAGATTGGTGTTCTGGTTGAATCCCTGCGAACCCTCGGCCAGCGTTGGCACGAACTCGTACCTATCGATGATGCCGAGGTCTGCTGCCAGACGCGGAATGGTGACGTACAAACCAATACCGTTGTCCACCGCATCCCTAATCTGGTTCAGCAAGCGCTCTGTCTGTCCTGGGTAATAGAAGTTCCACTGGTCTATTTCTGGACCCTGGTCAGGCCAGTCCTTGAACATAATCACGTCGTACTCGGCCAAGTTAACGTCTGTCTCCAAGTTGATTAGGGACAGGTCATCAGTGACCGGGTCTCGGTATGGCAGTAATGTCTCGTCATCAAAGTTGATGCCCTTACGGAACACCTTGAATCCGAGGTAGTCGATAGTGTGCGCCTTCTTGGCAAAGTCCCTGATTGGGTCGAACTCAATGGCGTCCGCCACTGTTGGGTCAGGCACCAAGTCAAAGGTCTCGGCCTCCTTATCCCAGTACAGGTACAGCGCCTTCTTCTGGTTACCCTTAGCGAACGAGTTGTTGGTAGCGAACCCAAAGCCCTCCGCTGGCTGTGCAAAGAATGGACTCCATCCCATGAAGTCATAGAAGTGACGAGCAATGTCGTGAGACTGCATGTTGATGTGGTTGTAATAAACAACCTCGGACATGTCACCCTCAAACAATTGGCTACTTGGTAGTGGGATTAGGTCAGCCGCATCCCACTGTGATGGACGCCAACCGATGTAGTCGGGGAATCCGGAGAATCCTGGGACTGCGGCATTCTCTGCACCAGTGCTGAATCGACGTACCTCAAAGGTGCCGTCAACCCAAATCTCTACACCAATCTCACCACTGCCCTGAGTGTTCTTTACACCAGAGCGAATCTGTACTGAGTGCCACTGTCCATCGGCCAGGTTGCGGAAGCCCTCAAACTCACGAGCCACGGTGTCTGGTACGCCGTAGAACTGGTATGAGCGGAAACCAATCTTTCCGTCCTTTAGATAGACTTCCTTCGCTGACGAGATAACAGTTGCCAGCGCTAGAGCACCAAGGAAACTATCCGAACCAGCCATGATGAACTGATTCTGCTTAGTGGTCTTGAATGAGAACTCAACCGTAGACTCAAGCACTCTCGTGACTGGGTTAACGATTGATGTTGAGTCATCTGGAATCTGCTGGAATGAAGCATCGCCATTGAAGTGAACGGAATGCCTACCATCAGGCCCGTTGTGCTGTCCCATCTGAACACCATGGAACACACCAATCTTCTGTCCGTTGATACGGTCAAAGACATCAGTGCCGAGGTCATTAAAGCGTGCCCAGTACTTAGGTGCGCTAGCCATGACTCTGGTGAAGTACTTGTCTGTTGCCTCGGACTCACCAATAGCCACACCGTTGATGTATGGCTTCACTAGTGATGATGTAGCGGTCATTGCCTCAGCGTTGAATAGGACTCCTCTTGTTGAGGATACCGCCGCATTGCCCGCAGTAGCAGAGGCAACCATTGTGGCTGCATCAAAGCCACCAGGAACAGCGAAGCCACCATCACCAATTAGTGCAGTCGCTGTCATTGGTGTTGCTGTGACCACCAGGTGCTTAACAACAGTTACCACTGGTGTGACCGCTGCTGCTGTTGCCGTAGCAACCTCAGCGCTGTAGCCATCGCTAATAGATAGTCCCACAGTCGTCATCAACGCATCTGCCGTCATTGGCGTTGCGCTAAATGCGGCGGAAGCGATAGTTGATGTGCCATAGGTAATTAGAGGTCTGTAGGCCACGGTTGCATGCTCAGAAGACGCCACCTCGTAGTAACTAGATGGTGTGACCAGAGCGATACCATTTGAACTAATCTGTGAGTACACATCGGACAAGTCAATGCTGACCTTAGTTCCAGGCACAATTGAAGGCACACTTACCGACTTCAGATACGTCATGGTTGGGTAATTAGATGACGTCAAGGTCGCCTCGGTCCATGCGCTAGTAACCTTGTATACGTCTATGGTGTTAGCACCCCTTGTGCCGGTAGCAGTCAACTTCAGAATTGCACCGGTAACTACCTCGCCACCAGGCACCGTTGGTGCTGGCAATGCGAGTAGGGTCGGACCATTATTCCATCCAATTACTAGGTCCGTAGCAGTGGTGCCATTTGGAGTACCGCCGCTGTTCTGCGCATCTTCAGTAATGGACAGTATCTGAGTGACAGCATGCCCGACGGCATTAGGGAGCAGAGCGCTCGCTGTCATTGCGCTTGCCGTGAAACTCGTGTGAACCAACTGCACGACTGGGTCAGGCATTGCTGCCGATGCCGTCATTGCCTGTGCCGTGTAGCCAGCATTAATTACCGTAGTAGTCGTGACTACGGCAGTAGGAGCAGCGGCCGACGCAGTCATTGCCTGGGCTGTGTAGCCACCATTGACTACTGTTACGTCTACCGCCGCGTAGTGTGCAGCGACTCTGGTATCGGCTAACTCGGTTGAGTATCCGGCAACCATGTCGAATGCAGCAGTACCCACACCACCAAGATGGATTGAGTTAACGGTTGATGCCGTGGCTGCCTTTGCAGTGCTGCCCTGAGACACATTATCGATATACCAGGTGAACTGTCCCGAACCGACTGGGTTGGTTAGCACTACGTGGTGCCATACGCCGTCATTGTATGAACCGGACGTACCGTCAGTTGCGGTACCACCATAGGTTAGGAAGATACGTCCATCTGAAAGACTGACGAACTCCAAACCATCAAGGTCTGCACCGTTGTTTAGTGTTGCCCAAAGCAGTCTACTGGTTGAGCCTGAGTGGGTTGTCTTGAACCAGAACTCAATAGACCAGGCGAGGTCATTCTTATAGTTACCGCCATCGCGATAGACCAGCGCACCGTTAGATACCGAGATGCCCTTATTGAATTTACCGGTAACTCCCTGCGTGACGTTGGTGAAAGTAACACTTGTCAGCGCACCGCCCGAGCCGCTGTTTACTGGGTCACCACTGGTGTCATCCAGCTTTAGGTATGACCTGGGACTATCTGCTAATACTTCTGATGAGTATGACATATAAAAAGAGCCCTAGCTGACCAATGCGGTCGCTAAGGCTCGTCCTCCGTTTAGGTTAGTGTGGTCTGGTGCTACAGCGCTTAGGCTGCATCCACCGATTGATGGGAACGAGAATGAGACGACGCGGTCAATCAGCGCAATCGTCTGGTAATAAACCTTAGTGACTACCTTAATGACTACGGTCACAGCCTGGGCTGTGGCAGTCATAGGTGCCGCCTCAATTCTCGTATCCATGTTTCTCCTTATGCCTTTATCAGGCGGTTGTGACGCGGACAATACCTGTCGCGTCCCACGTAATGGTGAAGTTACCGTTGGTTGAGGACTGGTCAGAGACAAAGTCGACATATCCAATTAGTACCTTCTGTGCGTTCGATGCACCTGCGTCATCGTAAATGACTGCGTAACGGGCGGTAATAGTGCTTGCGCTCCATACCGTGTCTGCAGCATCTAACACAGTAACGTTGGTTGCTGAGTCGTAGGTAATGGTCTTGCTTGCAAGAGCCTGTCCACCTGCGGTGTAACCAGTTCCGGTTACCTCATTAGCGATAACGTCATCCAAGTAGTCGTGGGTGTCCTGATTTGGCGTGTAGGCAGATGAAACCAGTGCCACCTTGATGGTGTCGGTGTCCCAATCTACTTCCTTGTTTAGTGCCTTCATGAAGAAGGAACCGTATAACTTGCTTGCCATTTATATATTCACCTTTTACTTTAGATTTGTGTTCCTGAGCGGGTAGGGGTTTTAATCCCTACCGCCCTGAGAGCCACTATCAAGCAACTCTCTTCTCGATTACTGCAAAACCCTCAACGCGACCAACAGCGAATGCTCGACGCGCGCGAACCTTTAGAAGACTTCCGTCTGTGCGGAACTCTGGCTCCTTGCTAACTACGGACTCTGGGCCTGAACGAACACCATTGATAAGCAACTTAGAGTTACCTACGAATAGGAGTGGGTTTCCAGAAGGAGCGGATGTTGCAGCGGCTCCTGTTTCTGCACCCTGAGTTAGTTCAAGTGGGTATCCCATGATTGAACCAGGGGTACCATTCAGCGGCTCGACAACTACTCGTAGTCCAGCAGCATCCTTCAGGTTACGTAGGTTACCCAGCATCTTTGGTGACGTGAAGAACACCGTATTTGATGGGTCATAGAACTTACCGGTCTCTACAACTGCTAGAGCATCGTTAACGTTCTCGAAGGTAATTACTCCACCAACCGTGGTCTGGATACGACGTGTTGCCACATCAGTAGCCGTTGCAATCTCACGGTATAGGGACTTGTAAGGAGCAGCATCGGTGCCTGCGACATCGACGGTAACTCCCAAAGCAGCGTGGTCGAACTTGCGACCCCAGTTGCTTGCCCACTCGCGCTTATACGCGGTTAGGGTGTCTACCAAAGAGTCGTTCAAGTCCTCTTCGGAGATGTTGAAAATCTTTGCCCACTTGTGAGCAGTTAGAATTACTTCATCCAGAGTTGCGGTTGCCTCTGGAATAGTTGCGCCTTCGGCTACAACTACCGGGTCGTCACCAAGGAAACGTGGAACACCCTTTGTACGGGTGGTCATGTTCTCCCTGCGTGCGTTCCTTTCTACGAATGAAGCTGCCTGTGCAGCTAGGATTACCTGTGAAGACTTCTCTTCTGGAACCCAACCATTCGCCTCGCTTAAATCAATACGCGCCATTTAGTTTATTCACCTCTTAGAATTATTTGTTTGTTTGGCGTAATAGAATCTCCAATCGTCCAATCGGAAATTGCATCAAGCTCTTGGCGTCCACCAAATAGCGTGACTAGCTGGGCAGGGGCAGTTGCAATGCCGTACAACAAACGGGTGGTTTCTCTGGCCGCCCCTGCGGGGAATGACTAGTGGGGAGTCAGAAGACTTGAGGAGAAGTGCCATTTATAGGCTGTCTAACTCCCTCACTAATACCTCTTTAGGATATCATTGTTGGTTCCTAATCACAAATTACTAACCCAATAGTTGACGGGCTTGCAATTCAGATGCGCTAACTGTTTTCTGGGCTGCATCATCAGCAAAGATGTCTGCCTTACCGCCCACTTTCTTCTTCACATCAAACAACTCCGGGAAGTCTGACTTAAAGGTCTCAAGGCTTTCGTCCAAACCCTTGAGGTTGCCCTCCTCATCAAAGTCCACATTGTCTAGATTGATGTGCTTCAGCACTCTGTCCGTGTCTTTCAATCCCTGGTTAGCAAGAGCAACCTTGGCCTCGGCCTTAACAGCCCTCTTCTTCCATGCGTCAGAGTCATTAGTCTCGGCATCACTCTTCAGCGTCTTGTTCTCCAGGCGTAGTGCCTTGAGGTCTTCCTGTGCCCTGCGTAGTTCGGCTAATACAGCCTCTGGGCTTTTAACTTCTTCTTCCATTGATACTTCCTCCATGTTTTATACTCACAGATTTTCTGTGGTCGTTACTCCCTCATCATTCTTGGTTACAGATACCTTTACCTGTAGTCCTGCCTTGCGTGCTGCCTCAACTGCCTTGCGCAGTGCGTCTACTGGGTCAGCCTTCTTTGTTTCCGTCATGGGTTTTGCCCCCCTCCGTTGTTTAGTGCTGCATCGGTTAGACCGTTACGGTTACCGAATGTCTCATTGTTGTTTGTAGAGACCCTGGCCTGCGGAGTGCGCTGGTAAAAGGCTCCCTGGGCTGCCTCTGCGTCACGCTCAGCCATAATCTTTTCAATGTTGGCTTCCTCGTACCCGGCCTCACGTAGTGCCTGACGATGCGATAGACCAGCATTAATCTTCTTGAGCATGACATCCCACTCATTAAGCGAGTCCATAGATTCAACGATGTCCCACTTAACCTCTAGGCGTGCTGGAGTTCCCTCAACCATCAATACGAAGTTGAACAACTCTCTCCATGTGACGGCAAAGGATGTCTGTCGGTCCCTAACCTTCTTCATTAGCGGAGCCTCAGCAACTCGCAAGCCCTCACCCGATGGCACATTGTTGGCACGGTCCAGGAAGTGGAATGGAGTGCTAGTCAAAGCAGCCATTGACTGCTTCAGGTTGCCGATTGGCTCCCAGAAGACTCTAGAATCCGCTGGCTTGAATTCACCTACCTGGCTAACACCCTTTAGGAACCACAGGTTGCCCGGTGCAGCCTCTAGTGAGTTGGCGTTCTCGCGCGCTGTGTCGTTATCGTCCAGGTCGAGAACGTCCGCGTCGCCCTGGCCACTGAGTGCATAGCGCTGTGGTGCTCCCTGATAGTCCACAGTGAACATGTGAGTGGCTAGCAGCTTGTTCAGGTCGTCCTGTGCGCCGTATGCCTCATAGGCCTCTGGACGGCCATAGGGGCGATGTGTGCGGAAGTGGAAGACAGGAACCTCACCGAAGGGGTTGTCCTCCCTACCGGCCGCCTGCCAGTTGGTGGCGTCAGTAATCTCTGATGCCTTAACCGTGAACTTCCTGATTTCATCCGGGAAGTAGACATTCATGCGTGTTTCGTTCTCTGACTGCTTCCAAATCTTCACGGCGTACAGCTTCTTGCGTGGATTCTCTGGGTCGTAAACAATCGCTGTGGTCAATGGTGAGTTAAGGGAGATAAGCAGTTCCCCGTTCTCATCTGGCCACACCATCGCGTAGGCGTCACCAAACTCCAGTGCGCTACGGTGAATCTCATTCGCCTCAAATGCCATTTCGTTGGCATCCCAGACCTCGGTAATCTTTGCCAAGGCGTCAGGGCTATCAGCCACAATGTTGGCAATCTCTAGCCTGTTCAATACCGCGTCAGTGATTACCTTGACGTAGTTGTGCTGGCCACGGTGATTAGTGGCTCTTAGTGCTCTGCGCAGCTTGGCTGAAGCAAAGCGCTCGGAGATGTTTCCTAGGTAGTAGTCCTCGGCC